GATCCTGCTATTCCGAGACTGGTACCTCCTCCAGATAATCAAAATCTTTTAAAATCAATATCAATTTCTAGTAGTATGGATCTTTTGTGCGAAGGCCCAATATATGGGCTTGTTGACCAGTTTGGCAGAAAAATATATGGCTTAGATATGCTTAAAGGTATTTATTTAAATAAAATACCAGTAATGAACTCAAGAGGCGAATATAATTATAGAAATGTATTGATGGAAATAAATTTAGGAACAGAAAATCAGAAACCTTTAGTTAACTTTGATCACGTATATATTCCAAAAGTTGCTAATTTCAAGCTTGTCGGTGCAATAGATCCAAATGAACAAGATATCAGACCTAATGGAAGCGCCTTTTCAAATCCGGGAGTAGAATCTAAAAATTTTAGTAGATGGGCTGTAGGATCAGATGGATGGCCAGATTCTCCGCAAGATCCTTTTGTTTTTATTCATCACGTAAGGAACAGAGACGTTAAGAAACTAAAAATAGGTTTTATAATTGAGCAGTTATTTGACACTATATCAGAAGGCTCTGGTAAGGGAGAAGGTGGAAGTATGGGCAATTATAAAAGAGCTTCGGTAGAGCTTTTAGTAAAATGGGGGGTTGAGGGATCTACAATGTTTTCTTCAAGAAGAGTTATTATTCAAGGAGTAGTAACATCTCCTTATGCTTATATGATTGGTGACGGAGCGTCTACATTAGACTCTTCGTCCGCACAGTCTGGTTCTCTTGGTGGATTGATCCAAGCTTTTGGATCTTCTGTGGTAAGAACTTCTTCAATACCAGCAAATGATAATTCAAGAAGAATACCAGCCATAACAGATGCCCCAGATCTAAATAGGTCAAACCCAACGCCTAGAATAATATAATTATATTGTTATGCCAATACCAGAAACATATGAAGAATATTTGGCTAAAAAAATAAATCGCAGAAACTATGCTGATATATTGCCAATAATCTACTCGTTGAGAAAAAGGCAAGATGCAGAATATATTCCTCCAGCATTCGATAGGATTGTTTACGCATCTCTCGCTGTTGGAGAGAATTCGGCGTCCGCTGTATTCAACGGCTTATCAGGTCCAAGCTTCGCTAAAGGAGACGAAATTACTTTATCTGGTACTGCAACATATAAATTAGTCAATGGCGCTACTCTTTTAGCTTTAAAGCCAGCTATTAAAGTAACTGCACAGATTGATATTGGAAGAGACGTATCTCCTGATAGTCTGCCAGCTTATCAAATTGAGTGTAAAGCGTCCGAAATAGACGCAGATGGTATTTTTAGTTTCGTAATCCCTTCTGAAATAACCTCTAAGCTTTCAGTTGGCAAACATACTGTATATATTGACGCTCATTCTCCTAACAATCCGCCAGTTCGTTTAACTGTCTCTGGAACAACAAATAACCAAAGAGAGTTTACAATCACTGATTAAATTTTAATATAATTATATGCCAGATCCAGATCCAGATGAGGGGTTATTTTCAGGTCCAACTTATGGTGAGATTGAGATCGATCCTATTGTTCAGGCTATTATTGCTGGCAATAAAGAAGAAATAGTTTTGCCACCAGCGATTGATGGTAAGGATAGATATGTCACAATAACAAAAACCTCTACCGAAACAAATAGTCCACTTATCAAAAGAAGTGTAGGTGTAGATACTATTTACGAAATCATTGATAGAAATTTTTCTTATCCACTTACTGCTCACGTTGGATTAAAGTTCGACGCTCGTACATTTGCTAATATACCAGATAGAGAGTATGATGTAAAGATGAAAAGAGTTAAAGTGCCATCTAATTATTTTCCATTAGGCGGCAACGGCTTGGATCGCAGATACGTTTATTCAAATCCTAACTATCCAGCCAACCCAACTACGCTTGATGTCATATTTATGATTGACCAAAATATGAACTTTGCGATGAGGTCTTTAATAAAAAGAAATTTGCAACAATTTCTAGGCAAACTAATTTCTGGATACACTAATGTAAGAGCTTCAATTTGGCAAACTCAGAATGGAATAGATACCATAGTAAATCCGTCTACAAAAGAAACTATAAATAATTTTACATATTTTGAAAGTGATTTGTTTTTCGAATTAGAGGTGCCAGACTCTACTGGAGCCAATCAAACAAATATATACAAAAAACTTATTGATGCGCTAGCAAATACTAATCAAATATCTCCAGCAATAGATCCTTCTGAAACTGTTATAGCTAATTTCTTTTTGAGAAAAAGTCAGTTTAGCATAACTGATGAAGTTGGTTCAAAATCAGAAGATTATACTTTAGAAAGAGTTTGGCAAAATACAGTTAGAAAAATTGTTTACTTTTCTGGATCGACTCCAGAAATAATGAAGCCATCTACTTATCAAATTTTATTAAATCACGCAAGAGAAAACTGTATTCAATTTTATTATTTTTACGCTGATGCACAATTTTCTGGCACAAGAACACTTAGAGAGCTTAGTGAAGATAGCGGCGGCGGCTCTTTTAATATGCAGCACGACTCTGATATTAAGCTGCAACAATTCTGTGACAACAATTTTTACGACAGTAATAAAATCTATTACGGAGACTGGGATGGGACTTTTAAAATCGCATGGACTGATAATCCTGCTTGGGTGCTTTATGATATTCTTACTGATGTTAATTATGGCTTAGGCAACTATATAGATATTTATTCAATAGATAAATGGACACTTTATGACATCGCGAGATACTGCGATGCTGTAGATGACAATGGAAAATTTGCAGGAGTTCCAGATGGCAAGGGTGGCCTTGAACCAAGGTACACTTGTAATATTATTTTTTATAACAAGGACGAGGCTTTTAAAGTTGTTCAAGAAATCGCAACAGTTTTTAAAGGAATAATATACTGGAATACTGAAGGGTTTTCATTTTTTGCTGATAGGCCAAAAGAGCCAATTATGCATTTTGGAAACTCTAATGTCAAAGATGGTATATTTAATTATAGTGAGGTTGCAAAAAATAAACGATATACAAGTATAGAAGTAGTTTATAATGATAAATTTGATAATTTTAAAGCAAAAATAGAACTGATCGAAGATCAGGATGGCATTAGAAAATATGGTTTAAATCCATTTAGAGTTAATGGGGCAGGATGCACTTCAAGATCAGAAGCCAGAAGAATTGGCCGATATGTTTTGTGTGGGTCAATATTTGAATCTGACACTGTGACTTTTAGCGCTGGTCTTGAGGCCGCTTATCTTCAGCCTGGAGATATTTTCGCAATAAGTGACGAAGTTAGAAATGTTGGAAAAACATTTGGCAGAGTTCTGAATATAGATGCGTTTGAAAATGAAATCAAAATAGATGGAGAATTTGCAAGCGGATTACATTCTGGTATTTATCTGCATGTTCCATCTGGAAGTTATTCCGTTTCTGATTTAAATAATTTAACAGGATCAGATGGAAATTTTACTGGTAAACTAGAACAAATAAGAGCCAGAAGGCAAAAACAAGTAAGAAAATTTAATATTTACAGTGTGCAAGATGATACTTATGGAGCAACGATAACTGTAACTGGTGATTTTCTTGCTGTTTCGGCAAAAACAGATATTTACCCATTTGTGGGAAGAATTTCTGGTGGTGGCGTCATAACTGGAGAAACTGTATTAACAGGAATAAATTATATATTCCCAAATCATACAGTATTAGACGGCAATCCAACTTGGGACTCAGTGTCCTACGAAGATATTTCGGGAGTTTTTTCTTCTCAAGATATAGATATAACATTCTCTGGTTCAGCTGGATCTGGACAAATAGTTGATTGGGTGCAAAACTGGACGGCAGATATTGAATTTTCTTCGTCTTCAAATAGCTCTTTAAGAATAAATAATTCTTTAACGGGTGTTTCAAGCTCAAATGAGATAAGAATATTTAGACTTTCTTCTTTGGGGCAAGTTGAAGCCTCTGGAACTCTTTCAAATTTAAATGAATTTTGGACAAGCTCTGTTCACACAAACGCTGATGCGGGTGATGCGCTTATCGTATACACAAGAGGCAATCAAATCAGCAACACCTTTACTCCAGATACTATTTGGTCTACAGGTGCATCTGCAACAGAAATTTATCAGATAGGCGATGATATCTCTGCCTCTTCATCTAGTTTTGGCTATGCGGCAGCTTTTGTAAAAGGAGGCTATAGAATTGTAGAAAGAGCCTCAAAAGGCGCATCCGAAACTGGCAAAATTAAATTTACTTATAGAGACTTATTAGCATACTCAAAATTAAGACCATTTTATACTATTGTTCAAGCTGATGTTGGAAATAGAAAAGCTTCTGTTTTTGATGAATGGCAGGCGAATAGGGCTTACAAAATAGGCAATAAAGTAAAATTTACGACAGCAGGGGTTTCTGTTCCCTATGTATGCACAAGAACTCACGAAAAATCTTCTCAAAACTTTAGCACTGATTATGTGGCCCCACTTTCAAGACAATGCGATATTGCAGAGGGTAATAAAAATCTTGGCTTAACGACTCAAGATGTATCAGAGGTTGCTGGAATTTTTAAAGGAATGATTGCAGAGGGCGTTGGAATACCTAAAAATTCTGTAGTAACTGATATTGGAACTAACCCAGGAAGCATAACTGTATCTATAAGCAATGCACCTACTGTAACAGCGAATAATGTAGCTGTTAAATTCTACTCTACCGCTTCTAAATGGAGGATAGGAAATAACGAAGGGTATTCTACTGTCGGTTTTCCGAAAGATTTTTATGGTAACAGTAAAGTTTACACAAATGAAACTTTGACTGCCGCTCATATATCTGGAGCATTTAACTCAATTGGAATTGATATATATGTTGGAGATGGTTTACTTGGTCAAACCGACATAGCTAATTTAGCAGAGTCTAACGGTCTGGGATATAGTGGTTTAGTTTATGGAACTGGTTTTCCAAAAGGATTTTATGATTTAGTAATTGATACTAACCCCAAAGATTTGGAAAAGATTCAATATGGAGCTTTATATGTCTTGAGCGGCTCTGGTGTAGAGCCTGAACTATATAAGACGATAGCAGTAAAAGAAGAGGAGGCTAATTTATATTCGGTTGCTGGTATAAAATACTTGCAAAATAAGGAAGATTTTATAGAAAAAGATATTTTAAATACATCGCCATCGATTTATGTCCAATCTCCTTATGACATAGTAATAAAGCCAAGCGGTGTTACAATTACATCCACTGGTCTTTCTTATAGTGGGTCAGTTCCAACTGGTTTAAATATTTCTTGGTCTGCAAGTGCGAGTCCGATTGTAGGATATAAAGTTTATATCTCAAGACCAGATTATTCAACCCCAGCCGAAGGAGATTCAACGTCTGAGCCTTATACGACAGCTTCTAACGTAACTTCTTTGACTATTCCAGTTAATGAAATTTGGGGCCAATATGATATTGATGTGTACGCACAGGGGGTTTTATATAAATTCCTATCAGAAGCTCCTGGTCAAACTGGCATAATGGTTTTACCAGCTGCAACTCTTAGCGGATCAGGTGTGGGAGGTTTATTTGCAATAACTTCAACAATTCCAACAGGCTTTACCATTGATACTGCCGATACTAATAGTTTAACATATGGAATATATAATATTCCTAGTCTTGGCGTTGCCGGTATAGGCAATGGAAATTTTACTTCAAAAAATCTAACTTTTAGATGGAAGTATATTGATCCAACTGGGGGAGTTATTGATTCAATTGAAAAAATGCTACAAAATCCCTTTGTTGATTTGCCTCCTAAAATATCAATTCAAGTGTTAGATGAGGCTTCTCAACCATTGACCGAATTAATAGAGCCTTATGATAGATTTTCCTATACAATCACTGAAAACGAAAATAAACGCCTCACTAATAGGGAGGCTATTGACTGGCAAAATATAGAAGCTGCAAGAAACTTAGGTCTCAGGGTAGTAGTGACTGACAATACTTTACAAAGTAAGACTGGAATTTTTATGGCTTATAATATTAAGCCTTCGTATTCCAGAATAGATGTTATTGATTCCTATCAAAATTCTCCTTACTATATCCTATCTGGATACTATGGTAATAAATATGCGACTGGTCTTGCTTTTTGGGGCAGCGGAGTCGATGGAATTTTAGGATCTGGATTAAGAAATTATGAAAATGACGCCTTATTAAGAAGTGAGGATAGTAGTCGGGAGATTTTATTTCAAGATATTTCTGGAGCATTCAAGCATGCAACCTATAAAAATGGCGCAAATTTTAAAACTGGAATTAATATTTCTTATAGAGGTGCTGGAGAAAATGACTATAGACAGTATGTTTATTCCTATACTGATTTAAATGAGCATTATATAAAATATGTAGATAAAGCTATACCAATAGAAGTTTGGGGCTCTGGACACTATCAAGAATATGGATCAAATGAGGGAAGAGAGATTCCAAAAACAATAGGTAATCCTATGGGGCTCAGTGATCTTAGTGTTATAACAGATTCATCAAAGACAGGTTTTTCTGGAGTAACTTTTACAGTTTTAACAGAAGAAGTTTCAAAGGGAGAATTAATATTTAAATGCTATTCCTCCTTCTCTAATAAAGACGTATGGTCAGTAGATATATATACTGGCGCATCTGGATCTTTTGAACCTGATATATTAAATAATAGTAATCTTTATAGATATCATAGTTTATATAAAACTAGGTCATATCTTAATGAGATTAGAATTTCAAATGATCTAGAAACAGGTCTTTGGTACTATTTTAAATTCGTACCTTGGGATGACTTTGGCGCTGGAGAAATATCTGATGTGGTCAGTGGATATTTAGAACAGCAGCCAATTGAAAGACCTCAATTACCAGTTGAGATAACTACTTTAAATGGAGGCAGAAATGAAGATGCCGAGTTCCCGCCTTCTACGGCAAGTCTAACAGAAGGTCATAAATATCAAATTGTTGAGCTTGGAACAACCATAAATTGGACGGATATTGGATGCGATACAAATCCAGCTGTAGGAATTGAATTTATTTATAACGGAACTGCTGTAACAGGTACAGGAGGTAAAGTAAAAAGAATTGAAATAAAAATACCTCTGACAGAAGATAATTTAAATACAACTATTATAGCTGATACTGCAACTGACTCAACTTATAAACTTCCAGCTGATGTCATACAGGGGTCAACTGCTACTATTATCAATAGAGGTGATAAAGATATATATATTGAAGATGCTGATGGACAACAGATTTCTGTAATCCGCCCCGGCGAAAGAAGCGATATCGTCAGGGCGGATGATCAGTGGTATGATCCAAGAGGCGCTGGCCTTTATCTTGAAAGATAATTAAAGCTTAATATCAAATACTGACTCGTCAATCTTGCTGTCAACTCCCTTAACATATGAGGAGATTTCAGTCTCTTGGGGTGCAACTTGGATCTTCTTGCTGTCGTAAAAGCTGTCAAGCCAGCCAGCAAGTGGATTAGACTTGGTATTATAAATTCTTTTATAACCCATTGATGTCAGTCGATTATCCGCAAGCCACTCTACGTAATGCTTGAGCGAATCAGAAGTAAGACCAACAAGGTTACCCTTGGAGAACAGGTAATCCGCCCAGTCCTTTTCTGACTCAACTGCCATCTTGTAAGCCTCATAGATACGGTCTTCGTTCTTCTTAACGATATCTTGAAAACCTTCCTTTGGCTGATCGCGCAGAATCTTTAGGATATTGTGGCTGATAGCAACGTGAAGATTCTCGTCTCGGGAGATGAGATTGATGATCTTGGCGTTGCCTTCCATCTTGCCGCGATAACCAAAATAGAATGAGCAGGCAAAGGATACATAGAATGTGACGCCCTCTGTGATCTGAGTAGCGAGTAGAGCCTCAAAGATTTGCTGGCGAGGATCATCGCTCTTTGTATTTAGCAATGCATCATAGCGATTTGAAATAGCCTGCGCTCGCTTAACAATCTCCTTATCCTCCAAGATCGAATCAAAGAACTTGGTAGCGTCTGGATGGACGTTTTGCAGAATGTAGGTGTAGCTATTGCTATGAACGGTCTCAAAGAACGACCAAACATTCATACAAATCTCAAGTTCTGGATTGCTTACATATTTGGACAGAGAGTTGATGCTGCGACTGAGCATCGAGTCGGTCATTGTCTGGAAGCGTAGATTGCTATCAAAGACGAACTTCTCTTCGGGAGAGAGGGTCTTGTAGTCTGCCGCATCCTTGGTAAGATTCACCTCCTGTGGACGCCAGAAGAAGTTAATCTGCTGGTCATACAGTTCGTAAAACTTGGGGTACTTCAGGCGGTCATACCGCTGAATCGCCAAGTCTTCGCCAAGGAAGAGGGGCTGTTTAAGGGAATCGAGGTTGACTGTGTTAAGTACGGTTTTCATTTTTATAGGGTGCAAGCTCCACCAGCGCAGCCCTGAGAGTCGTCTTGAGCTTCTTCTGGTTGAGTTTCTTGCTTGGGTTCTTGTTTAGTTGTATTCAGTGCGGTCTGAGTGTCGCCGTCAAATGTATTTGTGTAATAAAGATTTTTAATACCATACTTGTAGGCGAGCATTAAATCGCCAACAAGCTCTCCTTGACTTGGAATTTTATTGGTATAACGGGTAGTATTGTAGTAAAGGTTGGTCGAAATGCTCATATCGACAAACTTCTGAAGAGCAGCGACAACCTTGAGGTAGCCAGCATTGTTGGGCATTTCAAAAGCAAGAGTGTAGTTATCCTTGTTCTTCTTCATATTAGGAACAACAACCGGAATAACGCCAGCCTTTGAACGCTTGTAGGAGATCAGAGAGCGAGGAGGCTCGATGCCATTGGTAGAAGACTGGATAACAGAACTGCTCTCGACTGGCATAAGCGCAGTCAAAGTGCTGTGACGCATTCCATACTTCTTGATGTCTTTGCGGAGACCCTCCCAATCACAATGCAGCTTCTCAGTCACAAACTCATCGATATTCTTGCAGTATGTATCGATTGGCAAGACTCCATCAGCGAACTTAGTTTCCGAGAACAGCTTGCAGGGGCCAAACTCCTCTGCCATCTTAACAGATGCCTTGATCAGATTGAAGCTTACAAGCTCCATAATCTTTGCGGCTTCATTGGCGGCATTCTTGTCGCTATACTTCACGCCAAGGTCAGCAAGATAACCAGCAAGGTTAGTGACGCCTACGCCAAGACTGCGGCGATTCTTAGCGAAGTTAGCTGCGGCGGGAACGAAGTAGTTCTGATGATCGATCAGAGAGTCTAGCATTCGCACGATGATCTCGCATACTGGCTCCATCTCGTCGCCGTCTACTTCAAGGAGATTAACCGCAGACAGAATGCAGACGCCGATCTCGCCATTAGGGTCGTTGAGGTCCTTGATTGCCTTCAGTGGGTGATTCACCTCAAGGCAAAGATTGCTGGTGTCAACTTGCGCCTTCCAAGAACCGTGAGAGTTCGCGTGATCAACGTTCATCAAGTAAATGCGACCAGTCTCAACTCTCTCCTTAGAGAATAGGTAGAAAAGCTCACGCGCATTCATTGTCTTCTTGAACTTCAGATCTTTGTTCTTTTCAGCCGCCTCATAAAGCTCCTTGAACTCTGGCATTCCGAAGCTATTCCAAAGCTCTGGAACTTCGTGATACGAAAACAAAGTAACGCTCTCATTCTTGATTAGGCGATCATAGAACACGCGATCAAATCCGATGCAGTAGTCGAGCTTACGAACGCGGTTGTCGTCTGTACCAGCATTGTTCTTCAAAACAAGAATATCATCAATATTGTGGTGGAACCAAGCGACATTAACTGTAGCAGAGCCGCCGCGAATGCCGTTCTGATGGCAAGACTTTACAGTTGACTCAAACATCTTCAAGAAAGGAATGGGTCCAGTATGGCTGACCATCCCGCCCTTGACAGGAGAGTTTACGGCACGGATACGGCTAGCATTGATACCAATACCATAACGGTTGCCAGTTGCGAAGCCAATCGCACTATTGTTGGCAAAGATGGACTCAAGAGTATCATCAACCGTAAACAGGGCGCAGGAAGCATAAGACTTAAGAGTAGTTCTTACCCCCGCCATAATCGGAGTTGGCAAGTTAATCTTGTGCAGGCTAAAGTAGTTATAAGCCTTTTTAATATAATTAATTCGCTCGCCCTTATAGTCCTTGAACAAGGTCATCGCAATCAGCATATAAGCGAACTGCGGCGTCTCATAAAGCTTCTTTGTGGTTCTATTTTGAACCAGATACTTCTCACAAAGCTGCTTGATACCAGCATAGGTGAAATTAAAATCACGGTCGTGCTTGAGAGCCTCGTCGAGCTTATGCCACTCGCGCTCGTCAAACCAATTTAAAATGTCTGGATCGTAGACCTTATTTTTAATGTTATCTTTTACAAAGTCAATCAGCTTGGGGGCATTCTTGCCGCCCCAAACTTCTTTGCGAAGATGATAGCTCAAAAGACGCGACGCAACATATTGATACTGAGGCTTTTCCTCAGAGATCAAATTAGCCGCAGCTTCAATCATAGTATTGTGGATGTCCTTTGACGAGATGCCGTCAAAGAAAGACAAGTTAGCGTTCATGCCAACCTCTTCAAAGGAAGTTTCTTGAATACCCTGACAGGCCCAAGCTAAAACTTTATTAATTTTATCAGCGTCAAACTTTTCCATTTCGCCGCTTCTCTTCTTAACAGTCATTTGCTTTTTCATAGAAAGTAAAAATAGGTAAGATATTTTACATATCAGACATTAAAGGTGGGAACTAAAAACTTTCGCCAAAAACTATTTATAGTTCTTGATGAAAGAAAGTGTATTCAGGCGAAATCCATTATTCATATAAAATCCCTGAATTCTTGGATCTCCACCATTACACATATAAGTCATTGACAAAAAGTCAATGTTTTTTTCTAAAATAATTTTTTCGACTTCTTGCAGAATACGGATTCCGCCAAACATAGTCGGTATAACTGTAAACCAATGAGTTTCGAAAAGTCCAATTTTATTACAAGAGAAGTCTTTTGAAATCAAACCAGTAAATACTGAAGCTGGTTTATTGTCTTTATAATAAGCTACAATAATCGACTTATCTTTATTTAATAAAAAAGAAGAAACAACTTGGTCTTGAATATGATCTATATTCCAGTCACCAAAAATATGTTTTTGATTTTTTGTAATTTTAGCAATCGCTTCGGACTGCTCTTTAATTTGAGCGCAAAGAGTTTTTAACTCTGATATTGTCGTAATTCTTTTAACCATTGGCTAGCTGCTTGATAAGAGTGCGAGCTTCTTTGGCTGGAACATCAGACCAGTCCTTCCAATTTTTGGCGTCTTCGTTGCGATAGGTTTCATCCATCCAAAGCTGTCGTAGCCACTTTTTAAAATCAGAAAACTCTGAGGCATCGCTATTGCTAGCGGTAAATTTCTTTTCTAAAATTGCTTGAGGCGAAACATCGCTATTGCTGGAAGATGGTGCGGACGTAATTGGCTTCTTAGAAATTTCATCCTCGCCCACGATATGAATGCCAAGGAAGTTGCGGACAGTGCGTACAAATGCCCGATTAGCGGCGATTGTCTCAAGGAACTTCTGACCAAAACCATCCGTATTATCGTAAGTAGCATTAGCTACATCCATTGTGCTCAGAGACTCCCAAGCATCTTCTCCAACGATTGGATTTGTAGATTCTTGATTAGTCATCCAGTCGATTGTGCAAGTAGCGACGACATAATCTTTTTCAAGCTTAGGGAAAGCAAAAGTGATTCGGTTATAACCACGAAGCTTTGCAACCTCTTTAATACCGCCGAGCTTGATGAGAAGCTGCTCGTCTCTCAGGTCTGGGGTATAAGCCTCTGGTACAGGGCGGTTTCTGCGCTCAAACCAATCCTTATTGGGGTAGAGGTGTGCAGGATTAACCATTGCGCGCCAGTTGACTGTGCCATCCTTGTTCAAGATGTAGTTAACGCTGGAAAGAAAGCCGCGACTATCGCGGAGAGTAGGTTTGTTAAAGGTTTGGTCGCTCATCTTTGTAAATGTAGAAGTAATCTGACTCTTGCCAGAATGCCTGATCATCTACTACTTTTGCGCGCCTGTCAAGTTTTGGCTGCTTTTTTTCCCAAAAAAGTTTGCAGGAATATACTTTTCCTTCTGAAAAGATGATTTTTTCAGAATTAAAATCACAAGATTCGTCAATCTCTGAGGCGTTTTTAATTTTAGATTTTTCGATAGTTGAGTCCTTATCTAATTTAAAATCAAAGAACTTCTCACACAGCGTTGACCAACTATCATTAAACGGCGCAGATAAATTTAATTTAAGCCCCAAAGTTTTAACTTTTATCAAATAGTCTTCTGAAATTTCATTACTAGCAATGATATTCAGTCCGCAAATCTTAGCTCTGATGGAATATAAAATATTAATATTGATCTCTCTAGCTGTAACTATATTTACTTTACAAATGCTGGCTAATCTGATCAGATTTTCCTCGTTGAAATGATAATCCATTCTAACATTGCATACCTTGTCCTTAATAAAAATTGGATAGCTATTTGAGTCTGGAACAATCTCAATGGTAGGGTTATGATACTCAGCGCCAATAAAAAGAGTCTTGACCAAATCCAAGTCGTTAGCTACCCCAAGATGATCTAAAGCTGCCTTGGCGATTACCTCGGGTTTAATGGTATTGATATTTTTTTTCTTTTCGTTTAGAGAAAACGATGGCTTGCCCTGCTCTGCCCAATTGACTTCGATTAGTGACTGGTTGTGGCCCTTGCCCCACACTGGGAAGCAGTTCTGGGCATAGCAATAAGAATACAAGGCGACGATCTTCTTATCGTAATATCCTGCTAAGTGGGTCGATAAACTATCGATTCCTAAGTATAAGGAGCTGTTTTTAATGAGATATGCCAGCTGTCTGATACTAGTCTTACCCCTGAGATCAAGATCGACTCCAGCAATGGACTGGTCACTCTCTAAGCCTACGTGAATGATTTTATAGTCCTTCGTATATTCTCTAATATATTGGAAAACCTTTATCCAGTAATCGTATTGTCTGGAGTTACCTTTACCGCTGGTTTGAAAAACTATATATTTGTCCAGAGATACTGGATAATACTGCTCCAAAATAAACGGTTTATCAATTTTAACCCCACAAGACAGGGCGTAGCGCTCAAGAATGTGCATTTTCGGAATAGAGATTTAATTCGATAAGGTCAGCGCCATTGTGCTGATAATCAAAAAGCTTTTGCGTGCCAAAGTGTGGCAGATAAGCAAGACTAAAGTAGCCTTCGTAAGCCCCGTGACCTTCCATTGTTAAGAGATTTTCCATAAAAGGGCTAAAGACAATCGCTTTATGAATCAGTGGGTTACCTTCTAGGATATTTGAATATTCAGGCTTTGTCGCAAAATAAATATTAAAATTAGGGTAAAGTTTCTTGATTGAGGGTAGCAGCGAGGTTGATAGGAATACATCGCCCGCGCTTTCCGGCATTACAAACAGGATTCTTCTGCCTTTATCGTCCTTATCTAGTATGTCAGAAAACTCAATCTTAACATTTTCTTGGTTCTCTTTTGTGCCAACATTCTTAAAGTAATTTAAAATCTGTTCGCGCGGAATTCCGTTATTCAGTTGGCTTATCCAACTTTTTACGCCATCGTCGTTTGAGTCTACTTTAACCTTCAAGATATTAGCGTAGAGGTCAATTATCCACTCTAGGTTTTTGAGTTCGTCTTTGCCGTTGTAGCTCGGATCGCGAGGGACAAAAGAAGTATTAAAGTCCCATTCAATTATCGGAGCTTCGTCGATAATCTTTTCAAGTTGCTTACCAATGATCTCGGCAGAAAGGTTGTCGATAACAAACTGTCTACCAATCTTGCCCATCTCGGCTCGCTTTGCAGGGGTCATCTTATGCACCCTCTCCAGCCTCTCGGCAATTGATTCTGGAAGTGTAGTAGCCTTAATAAAATTACTACCCGGTTCGTAGTACGGCTTCCAGTTCAACGGAATGCCGCCGCTCTCTTCTGTAGAGAAATCTTCGCCGCAAGAATAGTTTGTGACTAAAGTGACAAGCTCTGTAAGTTTAGCTTCTGTGATTGGGATCTCCTGCCCACCACTCGTGAATGGATGGCAGTAAACATCCATCAAGTTATATACTTCGTTCAACTGCGCTTCTGATACTCCATCTGAGATATTTGTGGTTTCTACAGTTCCCTTGGCCCCGCAGTATCTGCACTGAATCTTTTGGCCAACGAATGGCTTCACTTCAAACTGTTTGCAGCTTTTACAGAAGTAAGTTGTCAGAACATCTGAGTTTTCAATACCAGCGTCCTTGATCAAGCGTGGAATATCCCAGCCTTCTGACCAGTGAGTATGAAGGAGGAGTTTAGTTTTTACCTTTGGATTCTTATCTTTAAAAATCTTAAAACCCTGCAATAGATTTGGAACACTCTTGCGAAGCTGATTCCTAAATACAAATCCAACGATAAACTCATCGGATAGGTTAAATTCTTTTCGCAATAAAGCGCGATTTTCATCACTAATCCTATAAAAAGCAGAGATTTCACCCGCACCTCTCAAAGTTTTGATTGCGCCATCCTCGTAACCAAGACGCTTTACTTCTTTAGAAACAAAAGAAGCCCAAGCATAATAATGCTTAACCTTCGGGATAATCTTCAAAGCGTCTGGGTATATCGGCAACGAATCCAGAGTAGTCCAAACCATGCAATTATCATTCCACCATTTTTTATCTACTAAAGGAGACAAGGCCCAAATATCTTCGATGCCTATATAAAAATCAGGTTTAACTTCATTAATTAGTTGATCGATTTCAAATAAACCATACGCAGCAGTTCTGATCTTAGTTTGATCTCCACCCAGAGATTGCATTTTTGCATTATCTGGCAGTGTGCCGTAGGCTCTCCAAGGTAATGTTTTTAGCTCTTCTGCATCTTTGGTTTTAGCATTAGCAAATTCAACAAGGTTGTACTTGCCAGTCTTGTGCAAATAACGAAGAACATTTCTCATGTTCTTGCCAAAGCCCGTGAAGACTCTGCTGTGGTTACTGTGGAGAACTACGGTCTTTTTCATACTGAAGACTCAAAGAAAACGCGGAGATAGTTTTCCATAAACTGAGCGATAAGTTCTGACTCGCCAAGTTCGAAGCCGATCAAGAAAGATTGCTCGCCCTTCTTGATGCTAAACGAAAACGCATCTTCGCCGCTCTTCTTCTGGTACGGCCCAAACATAATTGATGTTGTTGAACCCTGATAAGCGTGAACAGTAGAGAACTTAGATGAGCATCGCACTGCGCGAATAACTGACGCCGCCTCTGTTTCATTCAGCTTGAGCGCCGCAGTCTTTTCTGGGTTCTTGGCGTTCTCGGAAAATGAGCCCTTGCGTGTCTGCTCGTTCCACCCTGCCTGCTTGACGAAGCTTACGTAAAGATCTGGAGCCTCACCTTTTGTCTGATCCTTATCCTTGTAAGATACGTTAAAAGATACCGCCGTACCTGTATTCGACTTGTTTGGTTTATAAAAATTAAGGCGCATAAATCATCAGTTTAACGATGATAAATGCGCCTGTTCTGATTTAAAGAACTTTTATTCTATAATTACGCGGGAAACATCGCTCTCGTCCCACTTGGTTTCGTCCATTGAACCTTGGGCTTTTTTCTTCTTGCGGCGGTATTGAGAGTAGCAAATTGCAGCGCGCTGCTTTTGATTGGGATACTCTTTATTCATTGACTCAGAACCCATACAGGAAGAGATGAAGTCATCTTCCTCTTGATTTTTCTTAGGAGTTGGTAGTGGCATATAGTTATATTTACACCAAAAAGAAAGGCTGAACTTGCGTTCAGCCTTGGTTGGTTAAAGCTTTAAGGTTAGCGAGCAGTGATTCTTCGACCTTGGAATGTCACAGCCGTGACTTCATTCTTAGCAAAGCGGCGATTGCGGCCAGAGTTGCGATCCTCTACAGTGATAAGAGAGGGGCCAAACTCTACCAGACGAGCGTTGATAGTCTCAGTGGCAGTTTCAAGACCGAAAAATCGGCCTGCGGTATTTTGAATCGTAGTGATTACGCGATTGTTCTTAGTGTTCATAGTTTTTCTATTTCCAGAGATTATAGAACTGATGTATTTTGTTGTCAAGTTTTTTTTCAACAAAAAGCTTATGACTTAGTTTGTAGTAATAAGATTGTGATTTATTTATCCAATATCTTAACTTGATATGATTTCTTACGCCGAACGTCATATACTCTGCAATTATTTTTGAATTGAAATAGGCAAAAATAAAAATATCGGCAGCTTGTCTATAACTATGAAGCTTTGTTTTATCTAAGTCATAAGAATTTATAAAACTTGTAAATCCTTCGTCTGAAGCGTTCATTGTTTCTCTTGCCGTCCATATATCAATATATATATTTGCATTAGCGGCGTATTCGAAATTTATAAATTTAAATTCTTTATTTGAGTAAATAATATTTTCTGGACATAGGTCAAAATGACATAGCCCACAATCATCTGCGTTTGATTTATAGACG